CCAGTACGCCTTTTCTCCCGGGTTGGCGAACGACTCGCTGTTCTTCACGGCATTGTTCGCATAATGGTACAAGGCATTGCCATTGCCGTCACGCAAGGTGAGTTTGATGGGGACATAGGCGAAGTTGGCGCGATCCTGCTGCTCTTTCCAGTTCCCCTCTTCATTGTCGGTGTCCGCCTCCTCGAAAGGATTGTAGCGGGGGTCGAACAACACTTTTAACGATATTTTCAACCTGTAGTTATCGCTGCCTGTCGCTCCTATATAAGTTAAAAAAGGCGTGTCGGGCACTTTGATTAGCATTTCGCCCGTCGTGGCGGATGGGTCTTGCACATAGCTGTTGTATTTGCCGGCGTTCCGGGACGCGAACGTCTCGACCGTCCACGCCACACCCGCTTCTGACTCGCCCGAATAGACCGGCTCGATACGGTAGAACTTGGCATTGGCGTGTTTCTCCAGTCCTTTCGCCGAATCGGACAAGACGGTGTAGAATCCTATCTCGTCATTGCTGCCCGCATTGGTGCTGAAGTAGGTCGTGATCTGGCGGCCTGCGACCGTATCGGGGTCGACCGTCCCCTCTAACATCGTCGTCCTTTCATAGGGCGAATATTTGAGTGATACGTTATTGTATATAGTATCCACGCTCAAGGTAGAGTCGTCACTGTCCCAGGTTACCGCTTCGGCCGGCATGTCATTGTATAGTGCGTTTAAATCGTACACGTGGATCGCCCCCGCCTTTTGTATGATTCGTAGCGCAAAAGGGCGCAAGGTCTCTTCCAAAACCTCCCGCACCGTCATCGGCTCGTCGTCCTCGTCATAAAAATTTTGGCTTTGCACGGACGTTGCGTCCAAGAGGTTGGAAGACGACCCGTCAAATAATTTCGTGCTGATGTGCTCTTCCACTGTCATTTCGCTTATCTGCGTTGCCGATACGGACTCCTCTATGATTCCCCGGATCGTCTTGAATCCCGTCCCGCCAAAATTGATGCGGTCTAATATCGCAAAGTCCGAGAACGTGAGTTCTACGCCGTATCCGTCATTGTAAGCGAACGGTTCTGTGTACAGCTCGGGATCGAGCGTGCCGCTCCAATATAACGTCCCCTCTCTGTACACGTCAAGGCGGATACTGCCCGCCTTGATGGTGTATAGCCCGACAAATTGTCTGTCGGTATCGGACATCAATTGCAGTTTGGCCGATGATGACTGCACAGGCTCCAACTTGTCCGTTTCCGCCCATTCTATCGTGAGCGGGGTGTCGGTAAATCCTACATTGGTCGCACTGCCCGAGTAACCTTCTTGGTAGATATACACGTCATATAGCTTGTCCGCATAGCTGTAAAATCCTCCTTTATATATTAGTCCCATGCTCATCTCGTGCGCCTCCTTTCGTGCTCCACGTTCCGCAACGCTACATACAGGTCTTTGCCTTTTATCTTGGTTTCCAGATAAAGCCCGTCAGTGTTGTATCCCGGCGTTATCATGTCCCTTAATTTGTTCAGCGGTGCGATTACTTCCGGGTTGTTTCTGGCTCCTCCGTACTCGCCCACGAGTGCCAAGGTCGGCCCGCTAACGATGCCTCCGTCCGCAAAAGCCGTTGCGTTTTGCAATGCCGCCTTTGCCGCTGCCGTGGCTGCCACCAATGCGCCACCGGCTATGATGGCACCGATACCCGACCATGCCACTGTCTTCAGGGCTTCGGATGCCGCACCCGCTGCGATCAACGCCGCACCGAACTGCTGCAGCATGTCCATGATTGTCAGCAGTACGGACTTTAACGCCTCCAACGGGCTGCCGGTTGCGATCGCTTCGCCCATTCCGGCAAAAGCGGACGTGACCAGCCCGGTTATCTGTTCTCCTGTGAACACCGTCATCTCCTCGATTGAGTCCGAAAACGTCTGCCGCATTTTAGCCAAGTTCTCTTTCATTTGCGTCTCGCTGATTTCAAATTTTATAGGGATGCTTAACGCTGATGGAGCGGATACGCCCCTCGTTTGCGGCGTTTTTATCTCCTCTTTGTAGTTGGTGTCCCCCAAATTCCCGGATGCCCCGACGGCGATAGACCGTTGGAGCAGGTTCAGTTTTTCCTTATATAACGTTATCTCCTTTTCAAGGCTTATGGCTTGTGAGAGGGACGCTTTCTCCTGTGCTTCCCCTAATTCTTTTATCTTTTGATTCAATCCCGCTATCGTGTTCAGGTTAAAGCCACCGGAGCTGCCTGATAACGATTCTTGATATTTCTTTGCAGCCCCTGCCAAATCGCCAAACGATGATGCCGTCTCTCCCGTGGCCGCTGCTACATCCTCGATGCTGTCCCCAAATCCAAAAAACTGTTTGACCTTGTCCCAGGCTTTGCCTATCCATGTCGTCAGTCCTTTGAATCCTTTTACCCAGCTGTCTATCATGGTGCGGAATCGATCGCAATGCTTGTAAGCCATTACCAGCCCGGCAACCAATGCCGCCAATGCCGCTATGACTATCCCGACAGGATTGGCGGTCAGAACGATATTCAACACCTTTTGAGCCGCTGCCGCTGCTAACGTTGCCGCCTTTTGCAATGTGAGGGCCTTGCAGAAGGCCATGACACGCCCCGGCAGGGTCATGAATATACCGGCCATGAATTGTGCGGTCAACGAGTAAGACTTCAAAGTGACCATGGCGGCTTGTATGGATACGACGGACAGCTTTGCCGCTGCGGCCAACTTGCCCCACCCTGCAACCAGGGTCCCTGCTATTATTTTTGACATCGACGCAAATGTCCCGCTTAACAGGCTAAAGAGGGGAATGCTTTGAGAAATCATGACAACCGTCTCTCCAAGGGCAGACATGTAACCAGACAAGCCTCCGGATATGTTCAGAAGGGTAATTTTGAAATCATCGATGTTCGCCTGTATCCGTTTCATCTGCTCCGCCATCGTATTTGTGCGGATGGCGGCTTGCTCTTGTGCGACATTGGTAGCCGTAACCGCCGCAGTCATCTCTTCTACCGCCTTGGCGTTCGTGATAAGGTATTGTGCGGCTGCGATGTTTTCTGATCCAAATACTTTCGCAAGATAGGTTACATCTTCCAGTTTTGGTTTTAATGAGTCGAGCGCATTCGCCAAACCTACTTCCGACAAATCCATGCCCAACGTCGTTTGCAACTTCAATATGATGTTGCGGAGCGCCGTGCCCGCTTCCGACCCTTTTACGTTGCTCTGAGACAGTACTTCCAACGCTCCGGCCGTCTGTTCCACCGACAGCCCTGCCGCTGCCGCTGTCGCACCCGTCACTTTGAACGATTGTGCCAAGTCGGTCACTTCGGCCGCTCCGTATTTGGATCCGGCGGCCAACACGTTTATCACCCGGTTCGCCTGGTCTGCCTCCAAGCCGAACTGATTGACGGTCGCCGCCATCGCCGTGGCTGCATCCGTCAGGCTTAACCCTCCCGCCTGAGCCAGCGTGATGGTCTCTTTCTGCAGCTGCATCAATCCCTTCAGCCCGATTTTGTCTATCTGTATTTGGGAGGCCAATAGCGCAAAAGCGTCCACAGCGCCCTTTGCCCCCAATCCGGATTCTTTCCCGACTTTGCGGGCGGTCTTGGATATCGTTTCAAGGTCTTTCCCAACTATACCGGTAATCGCTTGCAAATCCGCCATCCCTTGCTCAAACTCGATGCCTGATGTGCTCAATTCGTCCAAAAAATCGGCAAAGTTCTTAAAGTTTGACACTAATGCATCAAACTTTATATTTTTCAAGTCATTGCAGATGCTCGTGAACTTCTTGAATTGCCCTCCCGTTTCCTTGACGGATTGCCTCACGCCGTCCATCCCCTGTTTGATAACCTTCAATTGCGGCAACAATCCAGACTTTGTGTCTAATTTTATTGTATATCTGAGATCATTCATTTAATTTTGCTCCAACATTAAAATGTTATACAAATGGGCGATTTTTTGACAAAAATAGTAGCATGGTTTTTAGTCATATTAGTGACAATAGGGTTACCGCTCTATTTAATTGATTCGATATGGGGTGCTATTACGGGGCACGATCTTATCGATAAATGCCATTTCGATGATGACGATGATGATTGAAATCGTCAGTCCTCTCCGAACATGGAGCGGATTCTTTCAAGGTCTTCCGAAGTCGTCTTCCCGTGCGGATTGTCCCACGGGAATTTTGCTATATCCGTAGGCTTGAGCCGTTTCCCCTTTTTCTGATAGGGAAGGAGGGCGGTCAGGGCTAAGAAACGGGTACGCTCCCATCTGTCCCTGTATTCCGCATCCTCCTTTTCACTCCACGCCCTTAATATCTCCGACAGTTCGTCAACTTCCAAGCTGTAGACCTCCTTTACCGCCATGCCGGCTTTCCCTACCGCTATGGCGATCAATTCGGAAATCATCAGCTTTTTTTTTCGCTATCCGCTTGCGCCTCCGCATCTCCCCCTAATAAGGCTGCCGCCTCCTGCATATCCACGTAGTCGATTATCTCGTCAGCGGACTTAAATGGGAAATCAATGCCGTCCGCCTTGCAAGCGGACTTGGTGCCGTGATAGATGATCTCTCCTAATTTTTCCATGTCCTCGCCCGAGAACTTGGAAAAATCCTCGCCTGTCTCTCTCTTGTACGCTACCATCGCACCGATGGTAAGGCGGAACGGGTACTTGGTCCCCTGTATCGTCAGCCATTTCATGCCGTGACGGTTTTGGTTTCCACATTGCCCGTATTTTCAAAGGTGGCCGAGTAGGTCGCATCGTCGTCAGCCGGGGAACTCTCTTCCAAACTGGTGATGACGAACAGTCCCTCTTCATAGGATGTTCCCGTATCGCTTGTTGTATAGCCATACTTGAGCTTCACGGGGGTACGTTCCTTGAATTGCTTCAGCAACGTATCATACCCCATATCCGCATTGTATGTCTTTAACGCCTCGCATGTAATAGTACAAGACAACTTCGTCACGCTTTTCTGACTGAACGCTCCGCTCTCGGTGTCTTTTGTCACACGTTCCTTCGTTTCGCCGCTGTACGAAATTGTGTGGCTTGTGGCAGCAGCCGTTTTCTCCCATGTCGGGGTCGCTGCTGATTCGGCGGTATTGACAAACAGCATGATGTCCCTGCCTTCTACGTAATCTCCTTTTTGCTTTGCCATAATCTTGATTTTTTTGATTTTACAAATTGCTTAACACTCTCTTTATCTCTCTGCCGATCTTTTGTTCTGATTCTTGTCCTTTTGCACGGACGGCCCGTCTGAAGAACCATTCGGGGCGGATTTTACCGGTACTATGTCCGCTGCCTTGTCTTCTTAACAGCTTTCTTTTCCCTTTCCAAAAGCCCCCTGTTATCTTCCGTCCCTTTGTCTTTCGCTCTTTTGTCCCCGTCTCGAACCATTTCACCCGGTAATCGTCCATGATATGGACTTTTGCCGTGCCTCGTTTGTTGTCGGTCACAACCTTTGCCACTTTCAATATCCGCTCTTTTTCTTTCCCGTTTTTGGTTCTCCGGGTCACTTTCTTCCCTGAAAAGCCCCGGCGGTTGGTCTGGAACCGGATGGTCGTGTCTTTAGCAATGATGTTTAATCCTTTGCGCATGGCTGATAAAAGCTTGCGTGATGTTTTAGGACTGGCTACCGCCTCTAACATCTTGCGTACCTCTCTGTCTTGTACCTCGAATCCGCTCATACGACTTCTCCCTGGTATTCGATTTCATAGATTAAACGTTGCACATATCCTCCGTCCGAATAATCGGTCTGTCCGCCTATCAACATGGAACGGATCTTTCCGGGCGGATTGTCAAAAAGAAGGGGATTTTCCTTTGCGCTTGCAGCCATGACGGCCGTTGCCACTTGGTCGGACTGGTTGAAGGTGCATCCCCAAATGTCCACGCTGTATCGGAAAATATAGGCATAGACCCCGTCCTTTGTCCGCTTCGTGGTCATCTCATCGAAAGAAAAAACGCAATAGGGGTAATTAGCATCCTCCGTGGCAACTGCGGGGTAGACGTTCGTTTCCGCCGTGACCCACGTTTTCAGCAATGAGTACATCGCCTTGTTCACTCGTTGCATAAATCTGTCCTCCTTATGTAGTAGATACTTTTGTTATATCTCAGATGTTCTATCCGGATTATATTGTAAATATCCCCTAAATAGCGCACCCTCCATTCGGTGGAGACTCCGATGGCCGTCCATGTCTTCAAGGTATGCGTCTGCTCCTCCGGCATGGCATCCTGCCCCAGCTCTTCGGAGTATTTCACATCCTCTGTCTCGCAGTAGTGCGTGGCCTCCTTGTGATAGGTCACAGACCTTTCTCCGGTGTCCGTGACCTCTCTGACAGGCCGAAGAAAATCGACGGCCGCAGAAAACCGCCCTATGTCGTAGCCTCTTGCCATATCAAAGGGTCTGCAAGCCGTTGCGCTGCCGTCGTTCTCTCCGAGATGCTGTCGGTCGGGTTCTCGAACATGCCCGCAGCCACCATCAAGACCGCCGCCCGCAACTGGTTGGGCAGCTCCTCGAAACTGTCCAGTTTGCGTCCTGAGTAGCGTTCGCACCACTCAGCGGCTGCAAGCAGGCTTGTCTCCAGCTGCTGGTCGAAGTCGTCGGTCGTCAACCTTAATTGTTTTTTCAGCTCGTCCACGGAGATGGGACATTCGTCAATCGTCATAGTCTTGCTTTATTCGGGTTATTATATCTTCTGCCGTTTTCATGCCGATGCCTTTTATCTCATTCAGCACGTACATGGCGGCGGCTACTTTTTTTTTCGTATTAAGCCCCTCCCGTATCAACAATGCCCGTGCGGGGAAATCGTCCGGAAGGTCGCTTCCTTCAGTGTTCCCGATTACGGGAGTGGCGCACCCTGCGGAAATCAGGCGTTCGGCTTTTTCATCTTCCACTTCGCCTGTCATACCTTTGGCATACGCCCATCCTTTCACCGATTTCAAAAACCTTATCCTCATTCCTTTACACTAAAGCGTCTTTGATCAATGCAAACGCCTCCTTGCGACGCACGAAGATGTCGTGATAAGCATTAAGCGTGACCTCGTAAGCCCCCTGCTTCTTCAGCGTATATGGGTCGACAACAATGTCCAATCCGCCCCACGTCATGATCCACAGCTTGGACCAATCGCCGAACAGCACGGCCGAGCATTTGCTTCCCGATGTCCCCTTTGTCAGGTTGGACGGCACGATGTTGGAAGCAAACGCCGGATATCCGTTTATCTCGTTGTTGTCCCAAATGTAGCCTGCGACACCGTCTGCTTTAAGTTTCGTTTTCAGGAACCCCCTTACTTTCGGGTTCGTAACATACGCCATGTTGCGCTGATCGGCATTTTTCAACGCTATTTCCGTTTCCAACGCCACCACGCTCGCGAAATCAGGAGCTAATCCGTTTTCTCCAAGGATTACCAGCTTGACACCGTCCGTATTGAGCAGCCCGGTAGGTTCTCCGCTGCCTGAACCGTTGATGGCCGCTGTTTCCAGGGCCTCTGCATGCGCTGCATAAATATCGTTCAGGATCAACGTATCCACGTCGAAGGAGCTTTGTATGGTAAGCTGCTTTGAAATGGGGACATTGATGGCGCAACGCTTGGGTTTCGCCTCACGGGTGCTGAATGCCTTTTTGGTATCTGCCACCTCGTCGTTCTCTCCCTCCCAGCTTACAGTTACACCGGCCCCGTCTATCAATGTGATATTGCCGACCAGACCGCCTACATAAGTCGCACCTGCATCCGCCAGCACGAGTCGTTTGCGC